GAAGAATTTAAGAGTAAAACAGCTCTAGTATTTGAAGCGGCTCTTGGTGCTCGCCTAGTAGTTGAACGTGCTAAGATTGAAGAAGAATCACTAGTAAAGATTCAAGAAGCAGTTGAAGGTGTAACAGAACAAATCGTTGAACAAATCGATCGTTATATTTCACACGCTGCAGAACAATACGTTGAAGAAAATAAGCCAGCTCTTGAAGCTACTGTTCGCTCAACTGTTGCAGAAGAATTCTTTGAGGGTGTTATTGCTCTAGCACGTCAATTTAACGTACAACTTCCAGAATCACAAGTTAATGTTGTTGAAGCTCTTTCGAACCAAGTCAATGAGCTTGAAACAAGATTAAATGAAGCACTTGATCGTGAAATCAATCTAACAACAGAACTTAAGGATCTTAAGAAAGCTGATGTTTTTGATGCCGTATCAGAAGGGCTTACATTAACTCAAAAAGAACGTCTTCGTACACTAACAGAAAATGTTGAAGCGAATAGTGTTGATGACTTTAAGGGTAAGGTTCAAATATTAAAGGAATCAGTTGTATCTGCAACTGTTACTGAAACTAAACTTACACCTGCTCTTTTAACTGAAGAACATGACGGTGTTCCTCTTCTAACTGAAGAAAATAACACAAAAACTGTTAGCCCAGAAATGAAGCCAATTCTAGATGCACTTACTAGAATGGATAAAAAGTAAGAGAAATAACCGTTTAAACTCAAATTATTAAAAACACTAAATAATAAAAAAAGCCATAAGGCAAAGGAGAAAAATACAAATGTTAATGCTTACTGAAGATCTTAATAAGAAGTGGGGAGAAGTCCTAGATCATACTGCTCCAGGCACTCTTGCTATTAAGGACAAGTATCGTAGACACGTTACAGCTCAAATTTTAGAAAACACTCAACGTGATATTTCTGAAGTTCAAAGCTTTACTGGCGGAACTCTTCTATCAGAAGATACAACAAACACAACAGGAGCTGGTATTAACAACTTCGACCCTGTTATGATTGCTCTAGTTCGCCGTGCAATGCCAAACCTTATTGCTTACGACGTATGCGGTGTTCAACCGATGACAGGTCCAACTGGCTTGATCTTCGCGATGAGAAGCCACTATAACAACCAAACAAACAACGGTACAAACGAAGCTTTCTATAACGAAGCAAATACTGGTTTCTCCACAGTAAACTCAGGAAATACCCAAGTTGTTGGTCAAGCAGGTCTAAACCTTGGTAACACAGTTACAGGTAACAGCCAAACATATAACTTCGGTGGTGGTATGTCAACAAACCAAGCTGAAGCTCTTGGTTATGCCGACAACGTTGCTTGGGCAGAAATGGCTCTAACAATTGAAAAGGTTACAGTAACAGCTCAGTCACGTGCTCTAAAGGCTCGTTACTCACTAGAACTAGCACAAGACCTAAAGGCAATCCACGGACTTGATGCTGAATCAGAGCTAGCAAATATTCTAGCAACTGAAATTCTTGCTGAAATCAACCGTGAAGTTGTACGTACAATTTATCTAACAGCCGTTCCTGGTGCACAAAGCCAAACAGCTACAGCCGGTATATTCGACCTTGACGTCGATGCTAACGGTCGTTGGATGGTTGAAAAGTTCAAAGGACTAATGTTCCAACTTTCACGTGAAGGTAACCAGATCGCAAAGCAAACCCGTCGAGGCCGCGGTAATATGATTATCTGCTCTTCTGACGTTGCTTCTGCTCTACAAGCTGCTGGTGTTCTACAATTTACACCTGCTCTAGAAGGTAATCAACTACAAGTTGACGACACTGGAAATACTTTCGTAGGTATTCTAAATGGTCAATTTAAAGTATTCATCGACCCTTACTCAACTGCAGATTATATCGTAGTTGGATATAAGGGTGCTGACCCAAGAGACGCAGGACTATTCTACGCTCCATACGTACCACTACAAATGGCACGTGCTGTAGATCCAAACGTTCTACAACCAATCATCGGCTTTAAGACACGATACGGAATGGTAGCCAACCCATACGCACAAGGTCTAACAGTTGGTCTCGGCGC